ATGACACAGCAATGGCGGGTGCTCGTCACCTGGCGACGCCCCGAGCAGGCCGACGACATCGACCGGCTCAGCGCACTCACCCAGGCGCTCCCCGGCTTCGGCATCGTGCACGACGACGGCGACGCGGCCCGACTCGAGGCGGCCATGACGGTGCAGGCGCCGACGATCCGGCAAGCCGCAGAAGCTGGGCTGCGGGAGGCCAGGGCAGCCCACGCGGCGGCGTTCGGGACGGCAGGCGAGCCGCTACGGCTGCGCGTGCTCACCTTGGAGGAGCACGACGCCGAGGTGGCTCGCCCGTCCCAGATGGAGCTGATGGGACTGCGGGAGGCCGCGGCCGAGCTGGGCATCAGCCCTCAACGCGTCGACCAGCTGGCGCGGGAGAACCCCGAGTTCCCGGCACCCGTGGCCAGGCTCGCGGCCGGCGCGGTGTTCACCGCCGCGTCGATCCGAGCTGTGAAGGAGCGCGGCTGGCGGCGGACGCCCGGACGCCCGCGCAAAACCGCCTGACGTAGCGACGACCGCGGCCCCCCGTCCTCCGAGGACGGGGGGCCGCGTCGCGTTGGTCGGCGCTTAGCTGACCCCGGTACGGCGAAGCGGCCCCGCCTCCGGGAGGAGGGCGGGGCCGCTTGACGTTGGTCGGTGCTGGCCGGGACGTCACCGGGGCACCGCGCCGACAACCCTACCGGCTGTCGGCGCGGCTTGCGCCGGTGGGCACAGTCGTTCAGTCGCGCAGGTACGGCGACCGCGACCGATCCGCCGGCCGGACCGGTGCGAGCCGACGGCCGTCGTTGTCACGCGGGTCCGACAGCGGCGTCACCACCGACTGGAGGTACACGCCGGCCACGGCGACCGCGACGGCCTGGACGAGCAGCAGCCACAGGATGACCGTGGCGGGCAGCAGGTCGGCGAGGCCGGCGAACCCGGTCACGGCGGCGAGGCCGGCCAGGGCCATGGTGAGGTAGAGGACAGGGCGGGGACGATTCATCAGGGGTACCTCCTCGGTACGGTCTGGGCATGGTGCATGTGCCGTCGTTGTCGCAGCGTGAGCGGCTGATCCTCGCCGAGCTGTCCGGCGTCGCCGGCCGCTACGGCACCGGCGTCGACCGCGACCGGCCCCGCGACGAGGCGATCGCCGCGATCCGCGCGGTCACCACCGACGCGCGGCTGCTCGGCATCCAGGCGGGGGTGGCGTTGGCCGACCCGCAGGGGATCAGCGCGGAGACGGTGCGGTTGTTGAAGGCTGCCGGCGCGGACATGGCGGTCGCGGCCGGGCACGCGGTGGAGGTGCGGGAGCGGCTGGGTGTCCGCTACCCCGAGGGTGACCCGTCGCCCCGGCGGACCGGCGGGACCGGGTTCGGCGGATCCGGCTCATGACCGGCGCGGTGCAGCTGGTAGGCGTACTGCCCGGCGATGTTGCGCCAAAAGTTCAGCTCGTAGGTCTTCTCAGCAGTCAGCTTCTCGGCGTCCTCGGCACGGCGCCGTAGATCGGCCAGCGCCGCCCGCTCGGTAGCCCGGGCGCCGGTACGCAGAGACCCGACGCCGCGGAACAATGCCCGCGCCCATGCCAGACCGCCGGTGCCGAGCAGCGCGGTGACGACAGCAACGACCAGCTGGCCAGTGGTCACCTCGAACCTCCGTTGCGGATGTGCGCTGCTCGGGTGGCCTCCCGTCGCAGCAGCTCGATGTCGCGGCTGCGCGCCCACATCAGCAGCGCCATGCCGGCCAGGAACAGCCCGCCGATGACCAGGGGCGGCTGGCGGGTGGCGGCCAGCACCACGGCGTAGGCGGCCAGGGAGGTGGCCAGCAGCGGGCAGCCCAGGGCTTCACCCAGCCACCGGTCGGTCAGGGAGCCCACCGCGGCCGAGATTCCGCCGGCGATGAGGAACCCGGCCCACAGGTACACCCATTGGCCGGTCACCTCGACCACGCGCGGGTCGGGCACGATCGCCGCGCCGATTCCGGCGGCGGCCACCGCCACGTAGCCGAACACCCGGGACCAGCGGCGGGGGCGGGCGACCATCAGGTCGCCGCCGGGCCGGCGGTGATGCGGGCGGCCAGCTCGGTGGCGACCTGGTCCATTGTCAGGCCGCCCGGGTCGCCCTTCGGCCCGCGCTCGCCGGCGGAGAACCGCTTGACGAACAGGGCTTGGATCCGGGTGTAGGAGTCGGCGTCGTAGGTCTTGCCGTCGGAGGTTACGCCGATCGACGCCTCGGCCTTCTTGAGCGCCGCTGCGGTCGCGTCACCGTAGGTGCCGTCGATGGTGCCGGGCGGGAAGCCGATGTTGTGGAGGGCGTACTGGAGGGCGCGGACGTTCTCGCCCCGGTCACCGTGCTTGCAGAACATTTGGGCGGTCCCTTCGCTGGTGGTGGTGAGGCCGATCTCGGTCAGGTAGCGGCGGATTACGGCGGTCTGGTCCCGGCCCGCCTTGATCGCGTCGCGGAAGTAGCTCTGGTGCGTGTGCCAGCGGTGCGAGCTGTCGCCGCTGGTGCGCTTGCCGAGCCGGTCCCAGCGGCGCACCGTCCGCCCATCCGGGCTGTAGATGACCTCCCGGATGTCCCGGGTGTCGGCGGTCCCGGCCTCGCACTGGGCGACCAGCCAGCGGGAGTAGTGGGGCAGGTCGTAGCGGCCCTTCGGCGTGGTCACCTCGAACTGGCCGACGTCCAACGCGCACGCGTAGCCCGACAGGCCGGCCCGGTCCCGGGACGACTCGACCACCGAGTAGTCGCCGGAGACCACCCGGTCCCGGCCACAGTGGTACCCGCCCCGGTGGGCGGGATCCCCGACGATGCCGACTTCCGCCGGCTCCAGGTCGTCGGCGCGCACCCGGTCCTTGTCGACGTTGAGGTGGGTCAGCAGCAGCTGGCGGACAGCGAGCAGGTTGGCCGGTACGGTCGTCACGATCGCCTCCTGTTCGATCAGGTTTCGCAGCGCGGCCTGTTCCGCCGGCCGCTTGGTCAGGTCACCGAGCGCCGCGCCCATGTCGCTGTGGAAATGCGCCCACACCCGGCAGCCGAGCTCCTTGGCGGTGGTGTGCATCTGCCGGTACCACGTCGCGCACAGCTCACCGGTGGGGTCGACGTCGGCCGCGTAGCCGTTCGCTCGCAGGATGCGCCGGTGGTCGACCTCGGCGAGGCCCCAGTCTTTGCCGGTCGCCGCGGCCAGGTCGACCATCACCTTCAGCGCGGCGGCCGGCTCCTCGTACGACGTCGGCCGGTATGGATCGGGCGCGCTGGGGGTGTACGGGTACCAGTCGCCGAGCACCAGGTCCACGGCCTCGGCCTCGTGGTCCGGCCACCAGGTCCGCCAGTCGCCCCCACGCCGGATCCACTGGAGCGTCCAGCACACGGCGAGCCTCAGCCGGCCCTCCGCCCGGGCGGGGTGGTCGCCGACCTGCTCGCGGGTACGCGTCCAGCTGGCCCGGTACTGCGCCGGGGTCGGGTCACCGCCCTCCTGCTGCTCCGGCTCGTGATGCGTGATGAGGACCAGGTCCACGTCCGGCCTGGCCTCGCGCCATGCCTCGACGAACGCCAGCCGGTCGACGCGCTGGTCCTTGAAACTCACCACCACCGTGCAGCCGGCGGGCAGGTCGGCCAGCCGCTGCCGGCCGACCCGGGTGGCGTCGGTCCACGCCGACCCCGGCAGCCCTTCCCCCAGGCCGAAGAACACCCGCACCGCGCTGCTACCCGGGTACAGGCCGGCCATCTCGCCGATGCTCCGCCGCCCCGGACACCAGCCGGTCGGCATCATGGGTCCACTCCATAGAAGAGTGCCATCGACCCCTCCTTCCTGTTTGTTCGGATCACCCCGGGTTGGTATTGATGCGGCACACTGTCCTGCGTGACTGAGACCATGAAGCGCGTCGCTGTCGGCTTCGCTGCTCTCGCCGCGGCCGGCGTCATCGGCGGGGTCACCGCCCTGGCGCTGGTCGGGCAGCAGCAGCCCACCCAGGACGTCCGCACCGTGTCGGATGAGGCCAGCGCTACTCCCACCGCGCAGGCCAGCCCAACGGTGACCGGCGGCCCGGTCGCCAGCCCGGCGGCCGCTGCGAGCCCGGGCGCAGGGAACGCCAAGCCGCGCAACCCCGAGGCGGCGGAGAGCCCGCGGCAGCAGAGCCGCAGCGGGGATGGCCCGGCACCTCGCAGCACGGCGGCTAGGCGGGCAGCTGAGCCCGGCCACCCCGAGCCTGCGCCGGCTCCTACGACGGGACCGCCGCCGCCTGCGCCGCCGGTGGAGTGCCTGCCGCAAGAGTTCGGCACCAACCCACGGTGCCCGCTGCCCGCCGGCAAGTAGCTCAGGACTGCATGCCGTAGCAGGCGTAGACCTGGCCGATCGCCCGGCCGGTGCCTGCGGTACGGCGCACCTCCAGCCGGATCTCGATCTCCTCCAGATAGCCCACCGTCGTGCCCCAGCCGGGCACCGCCACGATGGCGTTGATCCAGCCATCGCCGCCGCTGGTGGCCACGACGGTGCCGCCGACGAGCATGCGTCCCTCGGCGGCGGTGGGCCCGTCGGTGCCGCCGACGTAGGCCAGCAGCCGCAGCCGTGGGTGCGTCGCCGGTGTGCGGGTCTCCAGCAGTCCGACGAATGCGCCGCTGGTCGTACCCGGGATCTGCCCGAACAGCTCGGAGTTGAAGCTGACGCCGAAGTGCGCGGCCGGTAGGTACGGCCGGCCGGCGCCCTGCCCGGACGCCTCGTCGGTGGACATGACGATGTTGCCCTTGCGGTCCCACGCAGCGAAGATGCCGTCGAACAGGGACATGGCGGCGGTCCCGCCGTCCGCGGTGGTGCGGTAGGCGACCATGCCGGGTTTGATGCTGCCGTCGGGGAACGGCACCTTGCCCAGGCGGATGATGCGTCTGCCGTCGGTGTCCCGGATGACGACCTCGCCGCCGCCCTGGACGGTCAGGCCACCAGCGCCGATGGTGGCCGCCTCGAGACGACGGCCGGCGGCCAGCTCGCGGACCTGGCGCTCCAGTTCGGTGAGACGGCGCATCAGGTAGTCCTGGCCGGGTGGGATCTGATCGGACGGAATCACGCGGCGGGATCCTCTCCGGAGTTCAGCAAGATGGGTGACACTGTGCCGGCGGCGGGGTCGAGTTCCCAGCCGATCGCCCGGTCGACGCCGTTGAGGCCGTTGGGGTGGCGGTGGCCGGTGAGCTCGTAGCCGATGTCATCGCCGATGGCCCAGTCCGTGCCGAGCCTCGGGTAGGTGTCGGCGCGAGCGGTGATGGTGAGGATGCGGGCACCGCGGGACATCAGCGCCAAGGCCTGCGCCGCGTGGGCGTTCAGGGTGCTGATCTGGCTGATGGACGACGACGGGCTGTAGCGGTGCTCCCAGCGCGGCCAGCCGGCGGCGAACAGCGCCGGGTCGCGGGCAGGCGTCGACTGAGGCCGGGCCTCACCCTCCCCGGAGCTGGTAGCGATGATGTGGTTGGCGCCCTTACCGGAGGTGTAGTCCTCGGTGTACGTGTAGGCGGCCTCGGACGCGCCTGGTGAGGACAGCACGGCGTTGGCGGTACCGGTGGTGTACACCGCGTTCGGGGCCGCCGAGGCGTAGCCGATGCGCTTGCGGACCCGCACCACCGCCGTCACGGCCGTCTCGGTGGCGTCTGACCAGGCCACACCGATGGTCCACTCCGGGCCGCCGATGACTCCCATCAGCTCCCGCAGCGCGCTGTAGCAGGTCTTGTCGTCCTGGTCGAGGTATGCGCGGTCGCGCAGGGTGCCGGTGGCGGGGGCGTCGACGACGAGGCCGATGCCCTCGATGTTGGCGTCGTCGACGAGGCTCGCGGCGATCAGCGCCTCGTCCACCTGGGTGAAGACGTGGTCGCGGACGTAGCGGCGGTCGAGGTAGCCCTCCAGCGACACGCAGGCCAGCTCGACGGCGACACCGGTGCCGCCGCGTCGGGTCACGACGATGCCGGCCCACACCGGCACACCACCGAGCACCGCGACGATCATGGAGCGGCCCGGCTCGGTCGCGCCGGCCCAGTCGCGCGGGGCGCGGCCGTGCCCGCCGAGCGGGATCGGCAGCGAGAACGACGCGGAGGTGTAGGCGCCGAGGACGGCGCCGATGCTGCCCGAGGGGCGCAGGTCCGGCAGCTCTTCGACGATGCGGCCGGTCACCAGGTCGCATCCCAGCCACGACACGACGGTCACGTCCCGCGCCCCTAGAAGTAGGTCGTGACGAGGACGACGCCCTGCGCGCCGGCGCCACCGGCGGCCGCCGCGCCGGCCCCGGCGGTGATCGCGCCGGCTCCGCCGCCGCCGTACCGGCCGCCGGGCGCTCCCGCAGCGGAGGTGGGCTGGCTGATGCTGCGGGATCCGCGGCCACCGCCGCCGAGGTGCGATCCTCCGCCAGAGCCGGAGCAGCCCAGCGCCCCGTCTGCCCAGGCGGCCTCCCCCGCGCTGCCGGAGAAGACCACTCCGGTGCCGACCTGGCCGCCGGCCCCGCCCTCGGCGCCGAACGCGACGGCCGAGGTGGCCCGCACGGTGCCGCCGCCTCCGCCGTCCGCGGTGACGTAGGTGCCGAAGCGGGAGGTGCCGCCGTCGCCGCCGGCCGCGCCCGCAGCGCCGGCACCGCCCGCGCCGACGGTCACCGTCACCGAGGCGGGCAGCGTCGAGGCGTCGATGAGGTCCTCGGCGTACGCGCCACCGCCACCGCCAGCGCCGACCGACGCGGATCCGCCGGCGTTGGTGGCCGCTCCGCCGCCGGCCCCGCCGCCGCCCTGGCAGCGCACGTACACACTGCGCGCCCCGAACGGCTTGGACCACGTCCCGCCACCCGTCGGAGGCGCGCCGACGGTGGAGTACACCTGGGTCTGCGCGGCGACGGTCCGCCAGCCCGCCGAATCGTGCACCTCGACGCGGCGCAGGTCCATTCGCCACACGTGCAGCCCGCCATAGGCCGGCAGTGCGTCCCGCTCGGCCTGGTCGCGCACGGGCAGGATCCCGCCGGAGCCGACCACGAACGGCCGCCGGTCGGTCACCGCCGGCGCGCCAGGGCTGGCGGGCACGTCGATCGTGGCCAGCCGGATCGCGCCGGCCGGCACGGCCGGTTCCGCCGGCGACGACCCCGCGACGCCGGCGAGGTACTCGGAGCGGGCCAGGCGCAGGCCGGACGAGTCCTCGTCGTTGTCGTAGACCCGCAGGATCACGATGTCCTTGCGGGGGTTGGTGGCGTCGGCGGCCGTCAGCGGGCCGGGAGTCTCATCAGCCGGCAGCGCGACCCAGTACGGGCCCTGCGGGGTGGTCAGGCCCGGGTCGACGCAGGCGACGCCTGCCTTGACGGTGATGGTCGACCCGGCCAGGGACACCTGCAGCTGGGTGCCGCCGGGACGGACCCCGCCGCGGGCGCCCATCGCCCGCCCGCCGTAGGTCAGCGCCAGCGCCATCGCCTGCCGCAGCTCGGCCGCCGAGTAGGCGGGCGAGCCTGCGGACGCGTTGATCCACAACGGATCGGCCACGGATGTCCTCCTCAGTGCCAGGTGTCGCGCCACCGCACGGTGGCGGTGGCGGCCGCCGAGTAGGCGGACGCGTCGAATGCGATCTCGTAGGTGCCGGGCGGCAGCACCGGCCAGCCGGTCCCATCGGTGGTGGTGACGCCGCGGCGGGACGCGGTGCCGTTGAGGTAGACGGTGCGGGCGGCCGTGTCGATGTCCAGCCACTGCCCCGCCGCCAGCGTCGCCCACACCCGCACCACCGCCGTGCCGACGTCGGTGAGCAACGAGATCCGCGGTTCGGCTACGGGCCCGTCGACGCGCACGAGCAGGCCCGTCGCCTTGGTGCCCGCGTTGGTGATGCTGCCCCGGCCGGACGTGACCGCAGCCGAGACCGTCAGCGGCGCGGTGGCCGGCAAGGTCAGCCCGCCGACCGTGGACGGCAGCCCCAACGTGGTGCTGTGCTCGACGCCGCTGTAGATCGTCGGGTCCAGCGCCACGAACGCGGCCTGGACGTAGGTGTGCCCGTCGACGTGCCGCGACTCCGGATCCACCATCCGCGGCCGGCCCCGCAGCAGGTACTCGACACCGCCGATGACGAACCGCAAGTCCACGTCGGCGCTGCTGGCCGGCGCGAACGCGGCCAGCAGCGCCGACATGCGGTCCATGTAGTCGACGGGGCCGCGCGCGAGGATCACCAGCCGCATCGCCACCGCGACCTGCTCGGCCCACTCCGCCCCGGACCACGACCCGGACGACCAGGCCCGCGTCCCGCCCTGGTCCGCGCGCACGTCCCGCTTGAACGGGTTGAAATGCGAGCCGCGCACAAACCGGTACGGGGTGCCGGGGCCCAGGACCAGATCGCGTAGCTGCACCTGACCCTCAGCCAGCGGCATATCAGTGCGCCCCCATCATGGCGAGCTCCTCTTGGACCTGGCGCAGGCTGAAACGGTCGGTGAACGCCTTGATGATCAGCTGCTCGATGTTGATGCCACGGCCGCCGCCGGCCTCCCGCACGGCCGCGGCGATCATCGCGGCGAGAGTCGACAGCGGCGCCACGACCTCGTCCTGCCCGCCCTCAGCGATCTGCGCGAGCATCCCGCCCGGACGGGCGCGCGCGACGCCGCCCTCAGCCAGTCGGGGGATGTCCGGGAACAGATCGGCGATGCGGAAGCCCTTGCCCCCGAACGGCGGCGGCACCCAGTCCGGCACTCTGATGTTCAGCTCGAAGTCCAGCCGGTTCCACGCGTCGATGACCGCGTTGATCCCGCCCTTCGCCGCCGCGACGATCCCGTCGAACATGCCGCGCGCCTTGGCTCCGATCTTGGCGCCCAGGCCGCCGATGAACGACACGATCTTGCCGAGCCACTCGAACACCCAGCCGTACACGGCCTTCACCATTCCGAGCCACAGCCCGAACGCCGCCTTGATCGCCGGCCAGGCCGTGTTGGTCAGCCAGTCGACAACGAACTTGATCGCACCCCACACGGCCTTCCACACGGCGGTGACGACGTTGCGGAACGTCTCGCTGTTGCGCCACAGCAGGACGATGCCGGCGACCAGGGCGATTACCGCAATCAGCACCAGGCCCAGGGGGTTCGCGGACATGGCGGCGTTGAGCAGCCACTGCCCGGCCGCCCACGCCTTCGTCGCGACGTTCGCGGCCACCGCCGCGACGCGCTGCGCGACCGTGGCGACGACCGCCCGCCCCTTGGCGATGACCCCGCCGCTGGTGGCGGCGTTCTCCGTGGCCTGCGCGGCGGCCGCGCCGCGGGTCGCCGCAGTGTTCGCCGTCAGCGCGATCGTGTGGGCCTGCATCGACGCGCGCAGGCCCCAGTTCGCCGCCACCTCGGCGATCTTGATCGGGACCATCGCCACGGCGGCGAGGTTCGCGGCGGTCTGCGCGCCCTTGACCAGGACGTAGCCTGCGGCCAGCCACGGCAGCAGCTTGACCAGGGTGTCCAGGTGACCGGCGGCGAACCCGACGAGCGCACCGGTCACCGACAGGGTGTCCCGGAAGCCGCTGCCCTCCCGCGCCGCGCCGGCCAGGGCCGGGGCCAGCTTCGCGGCGTTGTCGGTCAGCGCCGGCAGGCTGGCCACCACCGCCTCGACCACACCACGCACCGCGCCGAGGACCTCGGCGATGCGTTCCTGCCCCTCGGCGGAGTTGAGGAAGCGGCGCAGCCGGGCGGTGCCGGCCTCCAGACCGGACAGCATGTCACCGCCCGCCTCGGCGCCGCCCGCGCGCAGAATCGCCACCACGATGCCGATGACGTTGCCGGCGATCGCGCCGAGCTGCCGCAGCACCGCGATCCCGCCGGACAGCCACCGCTGCAACTGCCCCGACTCGCGCGCCGCGGCGGACCAGCGTTCGAACCGCTCGGCCAGCGTCAGCACGCCGCCAGCGAGGCCGGGCAGGAACCCGGAGGCGACCACGCCGATGTGGCGCAGCCCGGACACGATCGGCGCGACCGCCCGAGCCAGGCGATCAGAGGTGACCGCCGCATTGCCCAGGGTGGTGTCGACGTCGGCGACGAACGTCTTGGACATGGCCAGCTTCGCCGACTGGCGGGCGGCGGTGTTCCACGCCCCGGCGACGTCACCGAGGCGGCGGGTCAGCACCGGCACGTACCGGTCCGACAGGCCGCGAAAGTCACCAGCGACACCGATCCACGCACGCTGCTGGATGGCCCGGCCGGCGGCCTCCCACACCGGCGTCAGCGCCCGGATCGTGCGGACCACGGCCTGCGCGGCGGGCGCCAGCTTCGCGTACGCCTCAGCCTGCTTGGAGACCGCGCCGCCGCCGGCGGCGGCCGGCTCGCCGGCCCGGGCGAGTTCCTTCTCCGCGGTCGCGGCCTCCCGCTTGGCCTCGGCGACGGCGTCCTGCGCCTCCTTGTGGCGCTCCAGGGCGTCCTGCACCGCCCGGGACCCGTCGACACCGACCTTGGCGGAGTGGGCCTGCTCGGCGGCGAGCTCCTCGTGGCGGGCCTTCGCCTCCTTCAGCGCGTAGTTGGCTTCCTTCAGCGCGAACGCGGCCTCGTCGATCGCGCCCTGGTCGGGCTTCTCCTTGGCCTTGGCCGCGGCCAGCTCCTCCTCAGCCTTACGCACGCGGCGGGCCGCTGCCTCCTGCGCGAGGGCGGCGCCCTCGACGTCCATCGACAGCTGCTCGATCCGGTCGGCCTCTTCCCGACGCACGTCGAGCAGATCCCGCGCCGCGCGCGCCGCGTCCTTGGTCACCGCGATGACGCGCTTCTGAGCCGCCTCGTACGCCCGCGACGCCGACTCCACCGCCCGGGCGCCGGACTGGGCCGCCCCACCACCACGCGCGCTCTGCGTGGACAGGGCGTCCCCGAGGCCCCGGGTGGCGATCGCGAGCACACCGAGGCCCGCCGCGGCGGTGACCGCCACACCAGGCAGCAGCAGGATCGACCCGGCCGCGCCGGACACCGCCGACGCCAGCGCGATCGCCTGCGCGGTCACGTACGCCATGCCGCCGCCGAGCGCCACCGCCCCGCCCACCCGGAACAGACCGGACAGGATGCCGCGCAGCCGGGAGGTCTCCCGCTCCATGCCGCCGGAGAACCGCCGGCCCGCGGCCTGCCCGGCCCGGGCCGCCGCCGGCTCCAGGCGGTCCAGCACCCGCTCCAGCCGCGACACGGTGCGGCTCATCGCCGCAGTGAGACCCCGCTCGGCCTCCGGCCCGAACCCCGAGGTGTCCGGGCGGACCCGGACGAAGCCCTCACCGATCGTGCGCGCCATCCGGGTCACCCCCCTTCTCCGTCAGCCGCATGCAGCGGCCAAGGCCGCCACCTCCGCCCGCCGCGCGTCCGGATCCGTGCACGACGAGGTCGAGTCGCTGGCCTCCAGCGCTTGGTCGAGCTGGTCAGGTTCGCCGCCGAGCGCCCCGATCAGCTGCCGGCGGGCCGCCCACTCGTCGCACAGCCCGTACAGCAGCGGCAGGCCCGCGCGGGCACTTAGCCGAAGGAGACGAACCCCGGGTCCTGGGTCGTCGGGCTCCACGGCGCCGCGGGCGCTCCCAGCGGCCCCGGCTCCGGCGGCTGCTGGGCCCGGCGCTGCAGGAACTCCTCGAACGCCTGCGGGTCCGTCAGGGGCACCGCCGGCGGCGGGGAGCCCGGCTGCGGTGAGGTCCGCGACAGCGAGACGACCCTCGACGTAGGGCCACTGCTCGACGGCCCAGGCACAGAGTGCGAGGGCCGTGACGTAGGGACCTCGGACAGGTCCTCCACGATCCCTTCCATGATGTCGTTGAGGACGTCCTGGTCGACGCAGTTGTCGCGGCAGTACGTGCGGAACCGCTCGTACTCGTCCGGTCCGAGGCAGCCGGTGAAGAAGTCAGCCAGGGCGGCCACCCCGGCCGGGTCGATGGTCTTCACGTTGCGCTTGTTGAGCCGCATCAGCTCGCACAGGTCCAGCAGCTGCATCTCCCCGAGCACCCGGAACCGCTCACCGTCGAGGGTGAAGCTGGGGAACACGTCCAGCAGCTGGTCGACCAGCCACTGGCGCTGCCGCGCCGCGACCTCGTCGCGCGGGTCGACCGGCAGGGCCTCCAGGTCACGCAGCGCCTGCCGGGCCCGGCCGGTGTGGTTGTCCACCCAGGCCAGCAGCCCGACCGGGTCGGCGCCCGACGGGGTCGGGGTGGCGGCCGCGCGACGCGCGGCGCTGGTGTAGTCGCGGGCCACGGGTCATGCCCTCTTCGGCGCGGACAGGATGGCCTTGAACGGCGCGATGTTGGGCGCCGGGCGGGCCAGCTGGAACTCGTTGCCGATGTTCGCCGCCTCCGAGCCCTTCTTGCGGTCCAGCTCGACGTTGCCGGTCTGCAGCCCCTCCCGGAAGACCCACCGCTCGGTGCCGTCGGACGCCTCGAAGCCCAGCATGATGCGCTGCTCCTCACCCGGTCCGTGCGCCTCGAACACGACGATCCCGGACCCGGTGGTGATGGTGCCGCCGTTGAGCGCGACCTTCAGGTTGCTCGCGGTCAGCTGCATCATCGCGAACGCGACCTTCAGGTTGCGGGAGTTGATCGCGATGTGCACCGGGTCGATCTCCTCGGCGACCTCCACCGCACCGGTGTCCAGCTCGTAGGTGATCTTCGAGCCATCCTTGGTGTAGCCGATCTCGCCCCAGGCAGCGTCCCACGGCGCGATCAGATCGGCCGGCTCCGGCGAGCCGAGCGCTCCGATACGCAGCAGACCCGGTCCCAGGGCCAGCTGACCCTTGTTTCTGGCTGGCATGGCCACCCCCTCCTAGAAATGCATGTAGCGGTCCAGCGCCGGCCCGACAGCAGGCTGCGAGCGGTGGAACCGGGTACCGAACTCGTGGAACGACATATAGAAATGATCTTGGTCCCAGGACACGTCGGCGTAGGGACCGAGCGCGTCACGGCCGGGCCACGGCTGGATGGACTCCGCGCCCTGGCCGGTGTCACGCACCGCATGCTGGCGGGCGTCCAGGGCCACTCCCCACCCGACCTCCAGCGTCAGCTCGGCCGCCGCGACGCTGTCACCGAGCTGCGCGATCTCGTGCCGGTCCAGGCGCACCCGTACGTCGTCGACCGGCACGGCCGGCTACTCCCCGTCGGCGGGTGGCCGGACCTGGTGCTCCCAGCCGTTCGGCACGACGTTGCCCACCGGCACCCGGTCACCCGGGCGGTGCGCCCGCGCCCCACCGGCCACGTACAGCGCCTCGGTGGCGATGACGTACCCGGCGCCGGGCAGCCGCGCCGCGGCGGCCTCACGGGCGGCGTCCAGGGCCGCCTGCGCGTCGGCGACCCGCCGCAGCACGTCCGGCTCGTCGACCGCTGCCTGTTCGGCGGCAGCCGGTTCTGCGGCGGCCGGCTCAGGGGCGGCGGCCGGCTCAGGGGCGGCGGCCGGCTCGGGGACGGCGGCCGGCTCGGGGACGGCGGCCGGCTCGGGGGCGGCGGCCGGCTCGGGGGCGGGCTGCTCGATGACGGGTTCAGCCTCGACCTCTGCGGCGGGCCGACGCCGGGCCGTCATGCGCCGACCTTCCACGCGCCGAAGGACAGGCCGACGTGAGTGGAGTAGGTCAGCGACACCAGACCGGCGGCGTCGCCGAACACGTCCGCCGGCCACGGGCCACGCACCGCGTACCCGCCGGCCGGCACGGTGATGTCCAGGTCCGCGATCGCCAGGCCGGCCACGGTGCCCGGCGTCACGACCGTCACGGTGATCACCGCACCCGAGGTGTTGCGCAGGTACAGCCACACGTCGCGGCCGGCGGCGACCTTGTCTCCTCCCGCGCTCGCCGCGTTCGGGGCCAGCTCGGTCACGTTCGCGACGCGGCCGATCACCCCCACACCCACTGTCGCCACAGGAATTCCTCCGATCAGTCGAGGTAGTACTGGCAGACGGCCTGGTAGGCCAGGATCGAGGTCATGGCGTCGTCGTCGCCGGCGTAGTCGGCGGTGCCGCCGGAGATCTGCACGTACGTGTAGCCGCCGGCCAGCTCCGGCTGCGCGGCCAGCTCCGACTCGACCAGCCCGCCGATCTCCGTGGCCCGGGCGTCGGTCTCCTCCGCCGTGGCGCCGGCCTGCCGCACCCGCACGTACACACCGATCGTGGCCGTCTCCAGCCACAGCTCTGCGCGGCCGTCGTGACCGGCCGACGTCCGGGTGAAGCGGACCCCGCCGCCGTACACGCATTCGGCCTCGGCGGTACGTCCCGGCCACGCATAGGCCACCTGCAGGCCGGCCAGGGGCATGCCACGGCCGACGCGGGCGGCCAGCCGGTCGAACAGTGCCCTCTTGCAGCGCAGCGCCTCGGTCACTACGGCGGTCACCGTCGGCCTCCGTGGAAGATGGACCAGAACTGCGGGTCGTAGTCCAGAGGACGGCTCGCCGCGGCCGCCCGGCCGCCGCCGGCGGCGCTGTCGGACACCCGCCGGGAGTAACGGCCGTAGGCGGCGTCGACCTCGGGAATCCCGGTGCGGTACGCATCCGGCAGGCTCAGCCGGTAGGTGCCCTGCTCCGGGATGGTGAAGCTGGTCGCCCGGTCGGGCACGGCCCGCTTGTCGAAGTTGAGCCGGTCCCGCAGCCGGGTCAGCGCGGCACGCACCAGGTCGGCCGGGGCGGAGTCGGCGCCGTACTCGTACTCGACGACGACGTTGCCGTCGCCGGCGGTCCACACCGCGTCGTCGGCGCGGCGTAGCGTGCCATCGGCGCGAACGACCAGCGCGGCCAGCTGCGCCCCGGTCAGTGGTACCGGGGCTTGCCCGGGCCGCCCGGCGACGGACGCGGCCCGCACCGCGCGTACGCCGCGCATCAGGGTGCCCGCGCGCCACAGGTCACCGCCGGTGGGCAGCACCAGGTCGACGGTGCCGGTGCCGTCCAGGACGACACGCCGGTATCGGGGCACCCACGCCTGGTCGCAGATCCACTCACACTCCTGCTCGACTTCGGTGCGCACCCGCAGCAGGTCCGCCGTCGGGTACTTGACCGTGTCCTGCAGCGTCTTGTCTGAGCCGCGAGCCTGCGCGAGGGTGAACAGGAACCCGCCGACAATCTCCACCACGTCCCGTTCGACGAGCGCGGTGGACCCGACGGTGCCGGACCAGGTGACGTCGATGGGGCCCAGCTGCGCCTGCGCCGGCATCGTGAACTCGTAGCCGCCGGCGCCCGGGGTGGCGGTGCCGGTGAACACCAGGTCGCCATCGGCGTCGGTGCCGGTGACGGTGACCTGCCCGGTGATGGTCACCGGTTCCTCGCCGGGGCCGGCGAAGGTGTGGCTGAGGGTCGCGGCCGCAGTGCGGGCGACGCGGGTCAGGGCACCCATCAGCCGATCCGGACCGAGCCCTCGACGGTGCCGGACACCACCTGCACGAACACACCCCGGGCGGCGCGCAGCCCACCCGAGCCGTACCAGGCCTGCAGGGAGGCGTTCGCGCCGAGCGTGATGGTGTCCAGCAGCGTCCCGGACGCCGCCGACGGGTTGTCCCAGACCTTGACCACCGCGGCGGCCGTGGCCGCCAGGGTGTAGCCGCGGTAGGTGGCCGGGCCCGCCGAGACGGACTGATCGGCGCCGGTGAGCGCCACCGGCGTGGCGGCGACGCTCATCGGATCCGCAGCTTCACCTGCACCAGGCCGGCCGGGACGGCCAGACCGGTGCCGGTGTGCGTGAAGTGGGCGGTCAGCACGTCCCCGGCTGCCGGCTGCAGGTCCGTCGCGTTGCCGGACAGGTTGAGGGCCTCCGGGGTGCTGGCCACGCCGTTGCCGGCGTTGTAGGCGCGTGTGGCCATCACCACCGTGCCGGTGCCCGCCTGCCGGTTGCGGGCGTTCAGGGTGACGTAGTTGGCGCCGTTGGCCACCATCGCCGCACCCGGCACCCACACAATCTCGGTGATCAGGGCGGCGAACGGCAGCCGCACGATCGGCACCTCCACCGCTGTGCCTGCGGCGGTCGGAGGGATCGGTGCGGCGTACGTCAGGTCGCCGCGCAGCTCGTCGAACCTCATTGCGCTCCTCAGCTCGTCTTGGATAGCGGGCCGGACCCCGATCCGGGGTCCGGCGTGCGCGGTGAACGGGGTGGTGCACCCGGCCCGACTTGCACGGGCAGCAGTCGAGAGGAGGCACCCGCCGTCCCGGCGGCAGGGAGAGCCTCGACGTGTGGCGGGCGCAAGATCAGTTGGCGCCGCGGTAGAAACCGCGGTGCTCCAGCGGCGTCGCGCTGTAGACGTGGCGGATCTTGTACGTGTACTTGTCCGCGTTGAACATCGTGCCGGTGTTCGCGTCCGCCTGGGTGAACAGCTCCGGCTTCTCCCGGCCCTGGTAGAAACCCACCTCGATCGTGGGGCACATGCTCGGGTCGGCCGCCAGGAACCAGTCGTTCGTGTCGGTCCAGTAGTCCAGGACCTCGAAGTCCATGCCGCGGTGCAGGTTCGGCACCGTCGCGTCGCTGGCCGCGGTGACCGCCACCGCGCTGGTGGTCAGCTGGAAGGCCGCCTCCTCCAGCTCGGCGGGCACGACCAGCAGCTGCGGGGTCAGCGACAGGATGTTCGTGTTGTCGCCGTAGGCGGCCTGCTTGCGCATCCGCCGCCGCCCGGTGGCGAGGCCGGTGGAGTTGAGCGCCGCCGGGTTGTCGGTGTTGTTGTGCGCGGCGTGGAACAGCGCGGTGGAGTCGTAGGTGCAGACCGCGTTGCTGATCAGCAGGTCCCACACGAACCGGTAGAGGGTGATCGCCGCGGCGAGGCCGAGCAGGCGCGGGATGTTGCGGATCGCGCCCATGTCGTCGTTCGCGATCATCTCCAGGGTGAGATCGTCAGTCCCACCCCGCTTGATGATCTTGTAGACGGCTTCCTCGTCGCCCGGCGACTGCAGCGGCTGGTAGGGGGCGCCCTCGTTGACCACCGGCAGGGTGCCGTACCCGCCGATCCGGACCCGCTTCTGGTCGCGGAAGTCGTTGACCGGCACGACCTCGGAGACGATCTTCCGCCAGGTCTGCAGGGACGGCTGCGAGTACAGCTTGATCATGCGGCGGGTGATGGAGTCGCCGAGGACCTGGGCCCAGCTGGCGGTGGTCATGCTCTCCGTGCCGCGCACCGCCGAGTCGAAGCCGGCGCCGAAGCACTCGCGCAGGATCCGCCGGTTCAGGTCCTCGCCCCAGGCCTGCGGCCGGTACCCGGTGATGTCCGCCCACGCCTCCCGGAACGACCGGTAGCCCTTGCCGTAGTCGCCGTCGAACATGGCGTCCAGCGCGGCGGCCCGCTTCTCGGCGGATTCCTTGGTGACCGTCACGCTGCCGCCGACGGTGGCGGCGCCGACCAGGCCGGCGCGCTCGACGATGGCCAGGCCGCCCTTGATCGCGGCGATCTGCCCGTCCACGACGCTCTCGGTGATCTGGTCGGGCAGAGCGGCGGTGACCGACTCGACCACCGCGATGGGCAGGCCCGCGGCCTCGACCTTGTGCCGGATCATCAGCTGGCCCAGGAAGCCGGTCTTCGGCTGGCCGGCCTCCACGCTGCGCTGCACGCTCTCCGTCGCCCCGGTCGCCCCGGTCGCCCCGGTCGCCCCGGCGGCGCCGGTCGTGGCCGTGCCGCCGGTGCCGCCCTCGGCGGTCGCCTCGCCGCCGGTGGAGGGCTTGCCGCCGGTCGCCGCGGCGCCGGTGGTGTCGCCGGCCGGGGCCGCCTTGCTCAGACCGACCGCGGCGAGCTGCTCGTCGCTGGCGTTGGTGAGCGCGGCGAGCACGGCAGCCGTGTCCAGTGGTGCTGTCACGTCAGACTCCTTGCTCTGTCCGTCGGGCGTCGCGCCCGCCGGGTCGGTGTCGGTGGTGGTGCTGTCGATGCCGCCGGCCACCATCCGGGTAGCCCGGCCGCCGGCGGCCGGGTCGGCGACGATGTCGGCGGAGAAGACCCGCACGATCGAGGAGGCCTCCTCGACGCGCTGCCCGCCCTCGGTGACCGGCTTCCACGTCGCCAGCACGTCGTGGGAGATCCCGACGAGCGGCTCCAGACCGGCCTCGGCGGCCTGCAGGGCAGCGTCGAGGGCCTGCGCGGCGTGCGTGGCGCCGGGCAGCAGGTGCAGGTCGGCGTAGAGGCCGTCGGCCTCGGCCGCCACGTTGCGGTACGAGCCGACCAGGCCGGCGATGGTCGAGGTGCGCAGCTCGTCCTCGGTGCGGTGGTGGTCGTATGCTTTCGCGCCCTCGTACAGGCGGGCGGCGGCGGCCAGGACCTGGTGCGGGTAGCGGCGCCGGTTGCGGGACTCCCCGGCCCGGATGATCCGCACCCGGAAGATCCGGCCGCCGGCGGTGTCGGTGCCCTTGGCCTCGATCACCCGGCCGGGCACCCGGTCGCGGTGCGTGTTCTCCGTCGTCACTGAGGTCTCCGTCTTCGATTCGCCGGTCGCGCCCGCGAGCGGCACGGGCGTCCACTGCGGACCGCGGGTCCACGTCACCGCGGCGAACGCGACCGGCGTCGGCGGGACAGGCGCCGGCGGAGCCTCACCGTCGGCGAGGTACGTCAGCGTCATGTGCGGCGTGTAGCCGTGCTGCCCGTCGACGGGCAGCCCGGCCGCGGCCAGTCGCGCCACCAGGTCCTGCCGCAGCTCGGCGACGCCCGGCACATCCACGGTCGCCCACACCGGCACGCCGTCGTCGCCGGGCGGGAACTGCCCGAGACCGCCGACCTGTCCGGACAGCGGTGGGTGCGCGGCCGCGACCTCGGCGACGATGTCGGCGACCTTCCCGCGCTGCGCGTCGTCGAGGGTCTTGCCGAGGTAGGCGAGGGTGACATGCAGTTCCTGCGGCGGCAGGCCGCCGGGCACCGCCAGGGCCGCGGCGACGTCGTCGGGAATGTCGAGGCACACCATGCACGTCTCGGCCGGGACCGCCGTGGTGGCCTCGGTGACCCGCCGCGGCCGCGGGTCCGGCTCGGGGCCGACCTCGCGGACCCGGTCCGCCGCCGCATCCGGCACGCACACCGGGCACCGCTCAGGGCCGAGCGAGTGCGCCGGCTCCTCGTCGGCCCGCAGGTGATGCATCTGCATCACCTGCGGCGGGGTGCGCTCGTCGGTCATCAGCTGGACTCGGCGCCCTTGATGAGCTTGTCCAGCTCGGCCATCAGCCCGGTGCGCGGCCGCTCCCGGGCCTGCTCGACGGCGGCCGCGGTGCGGGCCCGCTCGACGTCGCCGCCCACCCACAGCAGCACGTCGCTGGCGTTGCCGTCGGGCACCCCCGTCGGCGTGGTGTCCGGCTGCCGCGGGGCCTGCGACGGCTGCTCCGGGTGCCCGGGCGTGACCGGCGTCGGCGCGGCGCCGGTGTGGTCGAGCAGGTCGCCGGCGGCGACGACCGCGCCGTGCCGGTCCAGCAGGGTGCGGCGGCCGTCGTGGGTGGTGACGGCGTACCCGCCGTCGACGCGGTCGACCGCGATGATCTCGCGGCGCTTCATCCCGAGGGCCTGCGCGGCCTCGTCACGGGTCAGGGACATGACAACCTCCGGTTACACGAGTGGGGTGGTGCCGTCGGGGTGGGCGTCGTCGACAGCCTGGGCGACGTCGTCGGGGTTGGCATCCGGCGAGTCCAGCTCGGCGGTGTAGGGGATGCCCATGTAGTCCTCCCAGGCCCGGCGGGCGGCGATGCGGGCCGCCTCCGGGGTGAGGACCTGGTTCTTGACCATCTTCTCCAGGCCGGTGGACAGGTTGAGCAGGATCTTGGCGGTGAACTCCGCGTCGGAGGCGGAGATCGACGGGCCGGTGACGGTGACCGACTGCGCCGCCGGGATGGCGAATTCGCTGCCGGTGCGCGGGTCGCGGGCGGTGACCAGCTGCGGCAGCCGGCGGGCCGCGACGGCCTGGTCGACGGCGTAGCGGCACAGCTCGGTCTGGTAGCCCAGCCACAGCTTCTGCACGCCGCCGACGCGGCGGCGCACCGGCTCGGCCATGGTCAGCGATGTGGCCCGGTTCGCGCCGTCGGGCTCGGCCAGCCACGTCTTAGCCAGGCCGGCGCCACCGGCGACGAGGGTCAGCACGTTCTTCCCGGCGATCGAGTCCTCTTCGGCCTTGGTCTCCGCGGTCTGCGGCTTCCACGTGACCTTGTCGTTGTGGACTTCGATCGACCCCGACGGAGGGGTGTGCACGCCGCCCCGCTTCTTGACGAAGTCGTCGACGGCTTCCTGGTCGCCCTCGACGGTGACGTCCCACACCAGGTAGCGCGCCAGCGCGGTGCGGTCGATCAGGTTGGAGATCACCTGGTCGTAGGAGTCGAGGTGGTCCAGGACCGGCGACAGGAACGGGTCCCCGCGCACGTCGTCGAGCAGCGCCATCCAGGACCGCCACCACATGACCTGGCCCTCCCGCAGACCGGTCAGGTCGTTGACCCCGGCGACGGTCAGCGCGGTGCCGTCGGCGGCGCCGCCCCCGAACACCAGCTCAGCCGGCCACAGCGGGTTCCCGCCCGCGAGGCGCACGTCGCTGATCTGCGACACCGGCGTCGGGGAGATCCGGGTAACCCCGGACAGCCGGCCGACGAGCATCTGCAGCGCGGTCTCCCCCATGAGCAGGTGATCGCGCAACATCCGCTCCTGCAGACCGCCGAGCGCCACGCGGGGGTCGTTCCAGAACTGATCGACCACTGCGGCGACCTGCGGGTTGGTGGCCTGGTAGGACACGCCGGAGTCGCCGACGCAGAACGCCGTGTACGTGTCCACGATGGCCCTCGCCATCGGGTTGGACCGATACGCCGCCACGCTGTAGATGCGGGCCTTCTCGTTGGTCCACCACGGCACCTCCCGGTGCCCTCCGGTACCGGCAGGCCGCCAGCCCCGCTCCCAGTCAGTGCCGTCGACGCCGTACGCAGCGCCGGCCGCGCCGGTCGCGATCACCTGCTGCGGCGTCGCCTCCACCGCCCGGACGGGCGGTGCTGCGGCAGGGAATAGCCAGGACCTCACGCCGACCTCGGCTCCCGGGCGACCCGCAGCGTCGCCTCACCGTCGCCGCCGGCCGTGGCCTTCGCGGCGGCGGCCTGGGCGTAGGTGTGCGCCACCCACGCCAGGCCGACGGCGAGAAGCGATCCGACCAGCACCGACCACCACCAACTGCCCGCCAGCGCGCCGACGGACACGACCAGGCCGAGCAGGCCGGCCAGGCCGAGCAGGTTGGACACCAACATCGGCGCCTGCACGGTCGGGACGCTCACCGTGATCCGCATTCAGGGCCTCCTCGTCGTGAGCGGTGGGTCAGTCGCCGGCGGCCTCGAGGAGGCGGCGGCGGGCCACCTGCGCGTAGTGGCCGGTCATCTCGACGCCCACGAACGGCCGTCCGGAGCCGAGCGCGGCCACGCCGGTGGAGCCGCTGCCGGCGAACGGGTCCAGCACGGTGCCGCCAGGCGGGCACACCTTGACCAGCTCGGCGAGCAGCTGCACCGGCTTTTGCGTGATGTGCTGCCGGGCCCGGCCCCGGGGCTGGCTGGCGCTGTACAGGCCGGGCAGGTAGACCGGGTTGCGGGTGGCGTCGACGGGCCCGTGGGAGGCCCACAGCACGTACTCGCACTCGGCTTTGAAGCCGCCGACGCGCGGGCGGCTGATCGGCTTGTGCCACGGGATGATGCCCCGCCACAGCCACCCGCCTGCCTGCAGCGCGTCGCTGGTGGCCGGGAGTTGCCGCCAGTCGGTGAAGACCAGCAGGCTCGCCCCGGGCCGGGACGCCCGCAGGCACTCGGCGAGGATCAGCGCCAGCCAGGCGGTGTAGCCGCGCTGGTCGCGGTTGTCGCCGGCGAAGTCCGCCAGCCGGTGGGCGGCGTCGCCGGAGACGTACTTGTCGCGGGCGGTGGCGGTGGTGCGGTCGGACTGGGTGCGGCCGCCGCTGTTGTAGGGCGGGTCGGTGAGCACGAGGTCGACGTGGGCGTCGGGCAGGGTCGGCAGCACCGTGAGGGCGTCGCCGTGGTGCAGGTGCCAGGTGGACATGATGGATCCCGCTTCGTGGGCGGGGGGATGGGGTACCTCGGGGGATGTCCGGCGCGTGAGCGTCCCCCGACTGCGCCACGCGCCGGACGATCAAGGGGGCTCGCCTGCTCGTGGCCGGCAAGCCCGGTGGGTAGATCAGAGGTTGAGCCGGCCGGTGGGCCGGTACAGGTCACCGGCCGGGGCCGGGGTGCTGGGCGCGGCGGCCGCAGCGATCTGCGCGCGGGTGGCCAGGTCCTGGAAGCGCATCAGCGCCGCCAGAGCCAGGGAGGCGGCGACCAGCGGAGAGATGTCCGCCGAGGCGATCTTGCGGGCCCACGCCCACAGGCCGTCACCGAGCGGTCGGCTGGCGGCGCCGTCGATCGCGACCGTCAGCTCCGCCTGCTCCAGGTGCACCAGCTGTCCGCCCCGGACAGCGTCGGTGAAGTCGCCGCACGCCGCGCCATACTGCGGCACGGTCGGGATCCACAGGTGACCCCGCTCCCAGTCCTCCTTGCGCTCCTTCATGCGCGGGATGCCGGCGCGGTCCATCGGCAGGACCAGCGTCGCCGCCGGTGACTTCTCGTCCAGCACCCACGCGACCGGCTTGAGCTCGGCGTGCCACTTCTCGACGCTGTCGCGCAGCCAGCCGGTGCCCTCGCCGTACTCCAGAACCACGATGCGCGGCAGGCCGAACGCATCGAAACCGGCGGCAACGATCGCGGCGTGGTCGCGCTTGGGGGTGATGTCGATGCCGATCGCGACGACGCCGGCGCCCACACTCTCCTTGTCGCCGAGCAGCTCCCACTCTTCGGGGGTGGGCACGTTCGGATCCCGGTCGACCTCCCCGTCCTCCCGGGAGATGTTGAGGTAGGCCCGGTCGAACTCGGCCAAGTCGTCGGCGAACGTCTCCAGCTCGCCGAAGATCGCGTCCTCGGTGACGGTGTGTCGCCACTCGGTGGAGCAGCGGCAGACGCCGCGCACCGGGGCCGGGCACAGCGCCGGCATGCAGGTCCGCCACACGGCGGGGTCGGTGCGATCCATGCCCGGCAACGCGCACCAGTCGAGATAGGCGATCTTGCTCTGCCGGCCCTGCTCGACGGCGGCCCGCCCGCGTTTGCGCATCGCGTTGAACGGCACCGATCGGCTGGTGCCGGACGTGGACACCCGCCACTTCTGCGCGTTCAAGCGGGTGATCATCGCCGGACCGGTGGCCTGGTCGAGGCGGTAGTCGACCTGCCCGAAGTACTCGTCCAGCATCGCCAGGTCCAGCACCTTGCCGTGGCCCGAGAGCTCCCGGTTGGTGGTGAGGGTATGGATCGAGCGGGTCTTGCCCCAGATGATCGCCTCGCGGCCGTTGGCCTTGCGGACCCGGTACTTACCCGCGAAGGCCCTCGCCGCCTCCAGCAGCGGCAGGTGCTCGTCTTCCCACTTCTCGCGCGCGGCGGTGCCGGTCTGTGCGCCGTAGAGGATCCGCTGCCGCTGCCATGCGTTGGCCCGGTGCACCGCCACCGACAGGACGGTGGTGGTCTTGCCCGACTGGCGCGGCACCGTCAGGTCCACACCCCGGTAGGCCAGCAGTCCGCTGTCGAGGTCGATCTCCAGGCCGATGTCGGCGGTGTAGCGCTGCCACGGCATGTACGGGGTGCCGAGCGCCCGGGCGACCTTCGCCACCTTCCCGCCGAGGGTGGGGCGGTCGAAGTTGCGGCGGGTGCCCCAGCGGGGCAGACAGGTCAGCCCGTAGACCTCGCGGACCCGCTCGGCGTATTCCCGATCAATCGGGGGAGTCGAGGTCGTCAAGGTCGTCCTCGTCGTCCGGGTCCGGTACGGTCCGCCGCCCGGACAGGATCTGCTCCACCGCCGAGCGCAGCTCCCGGGTCAGCCGCGGCAGCTCCTTGGCCTCGTCGCCGCCGCGCAGCGTGTCGATCTCCGCCGCGACCCGGATCGCCGTCATCGTCAGGGTCTGCTCCAGCGTGCCCAGCTCGCCGAGGGCGGCGACGTCGGCGCGGACGACCGCCTCCAGCTGGCCGGCCTCACCGCCGCAGCTCGGGCACACCGGCGCCTCCACGCGGCCCTCGCCGATCAGCACGGCGGCCTGGTCGCCGAGCAGCTCCAGCGGGGTCACCTCGAGCGCGCCGGCGAGCGCGAGCAGCTCCTCCAGCGTCAGGCCGCGGCGGCCGCGCTCGAGGAAGCCGACCACGTTGGCGGTGAACGACTCCGGCGCCCCGTACTCGCGGGCCCGCTCGGCGAGCTCGTCACGGCCGAGGCCGGCGCGCTCGCGCAGATCCCGGATCCGATCGCGTATCACCGCGTTGATCGACGAGGCGATCACGGGCGTCCGATCCTGTGTCGTCTTGACCATTTCCGCAGGTCACGCCCCTTCGGGGAGAGAAAAAGGGGGCTGGCACTCCTGGGGTCTCCCACCGATCGTCGCCACGGACTTCACCCCCGGGGGGCTCGCGGTCACCATGGATGGATCGTCCGCGGCCGCCGGTTCGCCCGGTCGCCCTTGATCTGGTTGCACCGCTGCCCGCACGTCGGGCACGGACACGAGGTGCCATGGGCGGGCTTGTGATAGCGCGGGTCGTCCGGGTCCAGGCCCCACGCCAGCAGCACTTTGCGCGGCGGGTCGTGGTCCAGTTCGTAGGCGCCGTCGTGGCCACACAGCCAGCACCTGGTGCTCGCCTTGTGCAGGTTGGTCTTGGCCGTGCGGTGCCGTCTGCCCTTACGTCCTGCTGACCGGGCCACCATGACTACCCGCCACCTACACGGACGCCCCGCACGATGGCGGGGCGCTCGGCCGCGCCGCGGACAGACTCCAGGCGCTGCACCCATGCTGCGATGCTCGACCCGATCTTGTCAAACATCTGTTCGCAACACCCCGCCGCGACTCCCCTCCGACGTGTGGGCCTCCGCCGCGAGCAGCTGCTCACCGACGTAGCCGTAGATCCCGCCGCGACGCACCGGCGGGTCGACGTGCGGGAAGCCGTCCGGGTGTGACCGGCAGCGCGGGCACTCCAGCGGTGCCGCTTTCGGGACATGCCCGGCCTGGCGGGAGCGGCGGACCCAGTCCGCCAACCGGTCCCGCTCCACGCGCAGCTGCGCCACGGCGTAGGCGGTCGTCCACCACTGCGCGCCGTCGACCACCACCACCCCGCTCACGCCGCCCCCGTGCGCCGCTCAGGCCAGCCGCCGTGGCCGCCGGCGCTGCTGCCCACGCTCGGCCGTGGCCGGCCCTGCTCGGTGAGCCGTCGGGCGATCGCCACGGCGGTCGCCAGCCCGTAGGGGCCTTCCATCTCCGCACGGGTCCAGACGTGGGCCACACCGGGCCGCCGGTCGCGTCTGAGGCAGCCGCAGCCGTCTCCGGCGCACACGCAGGTCCGGCGGACGCACCGCACCGTCCAGCGGCGCTTGTCGTGGCCGTCGTGGTGCAGCTGCAGGGAACGGTTGCGGCAGGCCGGGCAGCGGTGCTCGATCGGCCGGACCGGCTCGGCCACCACACCGGCGGCCTGCCGGGCCACCTCGTCGGCCGCGGCGAGGGTCCGGGCGATCTCGCGCAGCAGGTGCGCGTCGCGGTTGTCGTGCAGATCGTCGAGCACCCCGGCCCGCCACGCGTCGCCGGCGGAGTCGACCACCCACCGGCGGCCGGGCCCGCCGACGGTCAGCCAGTCGAGCACGTCGGCGGCCGCCGCGGTCGCGCCGGTCCGCCCGCCGACGTACGAGGCGCCCTGGTGCGCGGCGACGCGACGGGCGAGGCCCACGAGCCTGCGATGCACGACGGACTGCGCGTCGACGACGTCGAGGCGGGCGGCGGCCGCCGACGGTGCGAGAGCGCCCCTACCATGGCGCAGGTTCCACTCCCGGTACGCGCGGTCGCTGCGACCACGTGCCTCGAGCAGCTCGGCCTGGGCCTCGTCGACCGGTCGGCCAGGCCGCCGCTCCCGCCCGGGTGTCATCAGCAGCCACAGCCAGGCGCACGATTCGCGTAGCCGCTCGATCGCCTCGCGGACGTCGGCCACGCCGCAGGAAGTCTGTGCGCTCGTCGCGTCGATCATCGGTGACCTTCCTCATCGGGCTGGGGTGGTCGGCCTGCGTGGTGCTCGGGCAGAGGTCGCGTGCCCCTCAGATAGGGGGATCCGTGGATGGGTCCGCGGGGCGTGGTCGGGGGGCCGATGCGGTGGACGGTGGGTTCGCCGGGACGTGGGGGACCTGTGTAGGGAGCGGTGCCCGACCCGGCCCGTCCCGTCCCGGGAGACGACGCGACCTGAGTCGGGGCACTGATGGTGGCGCTGCTCTGGAGGCAGACGGGTGCGTTGCTGCTGGTCGCAGGCGCTGTGCCGGTTGGTGGACCTGGATCCGAACCTGAGTCGTGACCTACGTTCGGACCTAGGTCGTGACCTAGGTCCGAACTCAGGTCGGACGCAGGTTCAGGTGCAGGTGGCCTCTCACCGGGCGCGGGCCGCAGGGTCATGCCGGCGGCCTCGGGCGTTCGCTTGGACTTGCGGCGGTTGCAGCCGCGGCAGGCGACCACGAGGTTGGACATGCCGTCGGCCACCTCGGGGTCGACGTGGTCATACGTGAGTCCGGCGTCGGAGACGCGGTCGCTGAACGGGGCGAGGTTGCCGCAGTAGCGGCAGATGTCGCGGTCGCGGGCGCGGACAGCGGCCTTCAGCTTGCTGTCCTTCAGCTCCTTGGCCTTGGCCTTGTGGACGTCGTTCTCCGACCGCGACGGGTTGCGGTCGAGGTAGTCGTGGATCAGGTAGTCGTAGTCGGCGACCCAGGCCCGGCCGGTCATGCAGTCGCACGTCTCGCCGTCGTCGCGGCGGTGCAGCAGGGGCGCGCGGCCGTAGCGGGCGCGGAGCAGCCGGGCGTTGGCCTCGTCCCAGCCGAACAGGTCGAGGATGTCCTCGGTGAGGAAGCCGTCGCTGCGTTCGCCGCTGACCCAGGACAGCAGCTGGACCCACACGCCAAGGGCCTCGGCGCGTTGGCGTTTGGCGCGCTGCCCGGTCGCGCCCGGGTCGGCCAGGCCGCGCACCTTGACCGACATGGCGAGTCGGTCGTCGATGCGACCCCAGGGCATCAGCGGCCCCCAGCGGTGGTCGTGTCCGGAACACCCCTGCTAATGATCAACATCTATGAGTCTCCCGGTACGGCGAAGCGCGGCCACCGGGTGTGGTGGCCGCGCCAGGCGTGAGCGAAGGGCAGCGGCGGTGCTCGCCGTCAGGAGGCGGGTGGGTCCGGTGGTGCCGGGTCAGGGTCGGCCTGCGCCCGCCACTGCGCAGCCCACTGAAAGTCCAAGCCCGCGCGGGCGGCGCATTCCTGGTCCTCGGGCCGGTCGCCGACCATCAGGCCCATGTAGGGCGGGTAGTACTCGCCGAAGTGGTGGCTCATGGTCAGGGACGCGGCGATCACCAGCCCGACGCCGGGTTTACGGCACCAGCAGCGGGCCAGCTCCGGGTGCTCGGCGTCAGGGTGATGGCAGCACCAGGCGATCTGGTCGAACAGGCCGCCGGTCTGCCGCTGCGTTTCGACCATCGCCGCGGCGACCTGGTCGGGTGTGACGTGGCCGAGAGCGATGCCGCCCTGGTTGCTGACACCGACGACGCGGCCGCCGCCGGCGCGCCACCGGCGCATCATCTCCACGGCTGCGGGGAAGACGCGCACGTCGTCCGGACCGTTGACGAACCGGCCCAGCGCGTCGTCCCTGCCCTCGCGGACGGTCCCGTCGATGTCCAGGAACAGCGCGGGCGTGGCCCGGCGGTGGCCGGCCGAGAGGTGGTGCAGCGGCTGCTCAGCCACGGGTCGGCTCCTGAGTGGCGAAGGGGCGGATGCCGGCCAGGGCGCGGCGCAGCGCCTCGTGCCACTGCCCGCGGATGCGGCTCGGGTCGTTGGCGGTTTCGGGGTTGAGCTGGCCGTGAACGACCGCGTGGACGGCGACCTCGCACAGCTCGCGCATCTCGTTGTCGCCGGCGGTGTACTGCTCGACGATGTTGGGCTGGGACAGGTAGCGCAGCCCGCCGGCGATGACGCTGTCCGGGGTGTGCACGCCAAGGGTCGGGTCGAGGGTGAGCACCAGCAGCTCGTGTGTGGCCTGTGGGAACTGGCGCTTGGGCGGCGGGAAGCCGGGCACGTCGTCGTCGAGGCGCACGCACAGCAGCCCGTACTGCGACCAGATGGTGTGGTAGCCGGGTGCGGTGATCAGCCACCAGTCGGTGGTCTGCGCGGCGTCGGGCCGGTCGGGGATGTCGAGGCGGGTGGCGCGGCCGCAGGGGCCGTCAACGGTCAGGACCACGCGGTGTCTCCTGGGGTGGTGATGGGTAGGGCGTCGAGGTCGTCGAGGGGCTGCGGGTCGTCGGCGGCGCAGACCGGGCACAGCGTGTTCGGTGGCGCCTCGTGCGGTCGGTAGCAGCGGGCGCAGGCGGTGGCCTCCACCCGGGGCGCCGGCACCGGAGCGGCCGGGCCGGCGGGGAGCGGGGGCGGCGGCTGGCCGGCGCGTGCGGCGAGGCGGGCCTGCTCGACCAGGGCGCGGCCGCGGTGCGCCCGCTCCGCGGCCTGCTCGAGGCTGGCGGGCCGGCGGGCCTCCACGTCGGTGGTGACCCGGCGCAGGTCACGGCCTTTCACGCCGCCTCCTCCCAGCTGCGGAAGGTCGACAGGCGCACGACGGAGCCGCGGCAGTCCTTGCCGCCCTCGAGGGCCACGTAGGTCACGTCGTTGATACGCAGCCGCGCCTCGATGCCCTGCTCGCCGTCGCGGCGGCTGGCCGGCAGCTTCCGTACCCGCCACCGGTCGGGAGCCGGGTCGAAGGTGTCGACCACGTCGTCGGCGTCCTCCAGGAACCAGCTGATCTGCTCGTCGGTGGGCCCACGGCCCTGCACGGCCTTCGCGAACGCCTCGGCGAGTGCGTAGACGCGCGGGTCGTCGCGGTGGGTGTCGGCGCAGTCCTGGGCGGTGGGCAGGATCGGCTCGGCGGCCGGGCCTGCGGGTATCCGCCGGCTCATGCCGGTCCAGTTCGCGACGCAGAACCGGCATGGCCGGGTCTTGGCGGTCGCAGTCACAGCAGCTTCCTCCGATCCTTGGTGGCGGCGGCCGGGCGGGTCGCCGCCAGTGCCGCCTCGGCGCACGTCTTGTGCGCCGGCTTGCCGTCCTCGTCGCGCAGGTACGTCCGGCCGCCGCACCGGTAGCGGCAGGCGGCCAGCCGAGCGCTGACCTGGTGACGGCGCCAGTCCAGGTAGACCACGGGCACCTCCGGCAGGGGTAAGGGCATCGCGGAGCAGCCGCCGCCGCCGCGCGATCACCGCGGCGGTGTCAGCCGCGGCCGGTGAGACAGGCGGCGGGGCGTACCGCTCGGCGAGCAGATCGGCCAGCGGCCCGGGCAGGTCAGTCATCGGCATCACGCTCGCCGAGGATCGCCGCGTCCCGGTCCCGCGCCGCCTCCTGCAGGTACGCCGACGGGCGGGCACGGCCGGACCGGGCTCGGACGCGGGCGACCGACAGCGGCTCACCGTCGACCGGATGGTGGACGTCGCCGGGCTTGCCGAGCAGCCCGCAGCCCTCCGGGCCGCTGCACACCTGCCGCTCCAAGACGTCAGCCGGTTCCCCGGGCAGCGGATCATGCCGGTGCGGCGGCACCGTCGACGCGCGTCTACGCCAGCGACCCATCGGCTCACCCGCCCTCCGGCACGGTGGCCCCAGACTCCCCGGCCAGCGGGAAGACCTCGGCGCCGAGCGCGGCCGCGGCCGCCATGAACTCGTCGAGCGTCGACACGGTGCGCACGTCGATGCGGATGATGCGGCCGCGCTCGTCGCGGGTCTCCACCTTGACCGTGCGGGCGGTCACCATCGCGTCACGCCCTCGGTCGGTGGGTCAGCCTCGGCGGCGGCCCGATCGCGGTCGTCGAACAGGTCTGGGCCGGTCTGCTCACCGGCGCGGCGCGGCATCGACGGCAGCGGCACCGGCACCGCCGCGGCCCGCACCTCGCGGCGGTGCCGCCGCCAGCACTTGTCACCACGGCGACGCGCCCGCGACACCGCGCTGGTAACCGGCCGGCCGCAGTCCAGGCACGGCACCTTCGTCCGGCCGGTCACCGGCGGCGCTCCCGCAACAGCCGGTCGACCTCAGCGGCGAGCAGCGACCCGGCGCGGACGCGGCGCTCCCGCAACAGCCGGTCGACCTCAGCGGCGAGCAGCGACCCGGCGCGGACCAGGTCTTGCAGCCGGTCGCCGCGCGCGGGCAGGTCGTCCAGGTTCCCGGGCCAGTCGATCGCGCTGGACTCGTCGTCGGCGTACCACAGCGCCATCCCGGCCAGCTCACCGTCGCGGTACTGGTCGTCGTGGTTGGCGTCGTAGCCCTTCACCTCGAGGTGACGGATCCGCTCCGCGCCGATCAGCGCCAGGGCGGGCGACTGGTCCAGGTGTGGGGCGGCCTCGACGACGCACCGGCCCATCAGCCAGTCCCGCACCGCCCGGGCCAGGTGGACGGCATCCAGATGCGCGTTACCGGCCGCCTCCGCAAGCGGGTACGGGCCGCCGTCCAGCCGGGGCCAGCTGGGCGGCCCGTCGGCGCACTGCGCCCACGCGGCGAAGAGCACCGCGGCGAGCTCCGGCACCAGCACATCGGACGCGAGCGCCTCCGCCGTGTCGGCGGGCACGCGCAGCAGCAGCGGGTCAGTCACGTCGGGCCGTCCTTTCCCGCGCAGCCGCGCGCAGCAGTTTCTTGACGAAGCGGCGCCACTGCCGGGGCGTGGGCACCCGGCCCGGCCGCTGCGCCCGGTAGACCCGCTGCCGCCGGATCGGGTCCATCGGCTCAGCCCGGCTCATCCATCCGCCTCGTTACGGTGCGCCGGGCACAGGCCGGTGGTTCCGACATCGGGGCTGCCGCAGGCGGTCCGGCCGGTCGGCGGCAGCCACGGGCAGGTCGCCGGGCCGTCCGGGTGGTCGTCGAGGGCCATCCGCGCCAGGCCGGCGCGCATCGCGGCGGTCACCTCGGCGGCGTCGCCGCCGTCGACGTCGACGGTGCGCAGGCCGAAGCGGCCGTAGCTGGGCCGCTGGTGCGGGCCGTACTGGTAGGGGCGGGTGTGCCAGTCGGTCCACCGCGGCGCGAACGCGTCCTCGATGCGCTGACGGATCGACGGGTCCCGCAGGCTCGGCTCGCCGTGCCAGCGCTGCGACAGCGTGGACAGCTCACCGAGCGGAGTGAGGTGGTCGACGTAGTGGCCGCGGCTGCTGCGGATGGTGTGGACCAGGCGTCGGCCGACCAGTGGCATGAGCAGCGGGACCAGGTCGTCGGCGTTGACGGACCCGGCTGGGCCGAGCGGCCGGCGCCACAGGGAGTCGTAGCGGCTGCGGGCGACGACGTCGACGAGGACCCGCCCGCCGACCGTGGCCGCGTGGACATGGATCGGCCCGTCCCAGTGGGTGAGCCGGTACGCGGCGAGCAGCACCGTGTCCGGGTCGATCAGGACGTCGCGGGCCCACCCGACAGCGGCGGCGCGCAGCCTCAGCCACGACGGCCATACCGCTGCGGCCCGCTCGGTGACGACGCAGTCGACGCACACCCGGCGGCCGTTCTCGATCTCCCGGTACGGGGTGTCGTTGGTCGCCGCGCAGCGGGCACACGTACGCGCCGCCGTCCACGCCGCCTGCCGTCCCGGTGGCAGCGCGGGCATGGCCTGCGAGTCCGCGATCGTGTAGAGCGGCGTGTGTTTGTTGCCGTGGTAGAACAGGATCCCCGCCGCGGGCTGCCCGGGGGCGGGGCGGCGCCGCTGCCGGGCCAGCATCGTCTTGGTGGCCAGGCCGTCCGGGATCTCGGTGACCCGGTAGGCCGGCAGCCCGTCGTCCGTGTGCGCGTGTGTGGCCATCACCGGTCACCCGTCTTTCCGTCGATCGCGTCGCCGGCGCGCATCCCGGCCCGCACCCCATCGGCGTAGGCCGTCGACAGGTGGGCGGGCAGCAGCCGCAGCGCGCACAGCAGGTCCAGGGCTTGGTCGACGTCGCCGGCGAAGAACTCGCTGGAGGCCTCGCAGTAGTTGCCCCCGTGCTGGAGGTACCGGATGTGGATCTCCCCGTCGGGCCACCACTGCAGGTCGGCCATGTCGACAGCTGGCGGCCTGGCCAGAACCGGCGACGTCGACGAGTACGGCACCTGATACACACGCGCCTCGTCGCTGCGGGCGGCCGCGCGGGCATGCGTGAACGCGGCGCGCAGCCTCGCGACCTGGGCGAGCGTCAGCCCGCCGGGGGCGGGGGTCACCCCTGCCCCGCTGGCCGGGGAAGAAGCCGGCGGGGCAGGGGCTGGAGCGGCGTCGCCCACGTGATCAGGAGGGCACGCGGTATCCGCTCCATCCGCCGGCTGCGATGGCTCACCGGCGGCCGTTTCAGGGGTGGGGTCGGGCAAGACGGGCCGCACGTAGGCGGGGTCGAGCGCGGCGACCGCGGCGATGCGCTTGTGCGGATCGGGTTCGTACTGGTCGCCGACGCCGGCCAGCGGGTCGGCCTCGACGGCGTCGACGGCGGCCGCGGCGGTGGCTTGCTGCGGCCAGCAGCTCTTGCACCAGGTCGCGTGGTGCCGGTCGCGGGCCTGACCGGCGGTCAGGGTCAGGCCGGTGCGGGTCGACCGGTCGCAGCGGGTGCTGGTCTTTGACCGCAGGGCGTGCGCCTGGATGCCCTTGCGGGCGGCCGCGATCCACACCTGCTCGTCCGGTCCCGGCCCGCCCTCGGCGGGGGCGGGCCGGGCGGGGGTGGGGCGAGTGGAGGCGTAGGTCTTGCCGTCCGCGCCGCGCACCGCCGCCGGACCGACGTCGCCGGCGGCGTCCAGGTCGCGCTTGACCGTCGCCTGGTCGACGCCGAGCACCGTGCCGATCGCCCGCTGGCTCATGCCGGACAGGCGCAGCTCGGTGACCGCTTTCTGCCGGTGTTCGACCGGCATCTTGAGCCGGTCCGCGCCGAACTCGCCGTCGACGTACGCCTGCCAGCTGGGGTAGCCGAGGACCTGCCAGTCCCGGCGCTCCCACGCCAGGGCGATCTCGGCGAGGGTCTCCAGGTAGGTGTGGATGCCCTGGCGGATCCTCTCGGCGCGGGCCCGCGCCACCTCCGGGCTCGACACGATGTCCAGCTGCGGCGCAGGCCCGGCCGACCGGACCTCGACGGCGGTCACGGCCGCGGCTCGCTGCCGGCGGCCTCGTCGACGGCCCGGATCACGTCCTCGGCCAGCTCCCAATGCACGCCGAGCGGGATCTCAGGGGCCATGGCGGAGACGTACCGATCATCCGGCCAGCCGAGCACCAGCAGCGCGGCCAGCACCCGAGCCGGATCGACCGGCGGCACGCCCGCCGCGCCGCTGGCCCGCTCGGGAAGGTCCGGGGCGAGCGCGATCGCCAGGGCTTCCGGGTCCAGTTCCAGCACGATCTGGTCGCCGGTGGAGCAGTACCACACGCCGGCCGGGGCGACCCGGCTCCCGCCGACGTTGACGACCACGTCGTTGTCGCGGCGGCCGGCGAGCAGCGCCACGAGGTCACTGCGCAGCATGCTCGCCCCTCGCGGACGTGGGCAGGTCCCGGTGGTGGTGCGGGGACGCCTCGTGCAGGGCCCGGATCTGGGCGGTGCCCTGCCCGGGCCGGCCGGTGACGACGAGCCGGCAGCGCGACCCGACGCACCGATACGCCACGGGATCCGGCAGGCCGCCGTGGAACACCGGGTCCTGCTCGGTGGCCGCGAACCAGCGCAGCCGGGTGCCGCCGTGCCGGTCGGACACGTAGCGCACCTGGACCCGCACGCGGGCCAGGGCGGTGACCTCGCCGCGGCGCCACCGGCCGAACGCGAACACCCACACGGGATCCGCGACGGTCAGGTCAGCGGCGGTCAGCGGCCGGTTGGGCGGCTCTGGTGCCGCCACGGCGGTTCTGGTCGTCGTGGTCATGTCGTGGCTCCGTTGCTCGGGTATGGGCGACGCCATCCGTCGGGTAGCGCCGCGGTGTAGCCGTCCATCCGCGCCGCCGCCACCGCGGCGGCGCCGGTCCGTGAGACGCCGACCGCGAAGCGCACCCGCGGACGGTCGGCGCGGCGCGCGGCGGCGAACCGGGCCGACTCCGCCGCGATGTGCGCGGCGAACAGCGGGTTCACCAGCGGCCGATCCGGGCCGACCGGCGGCGCGGCGGGACGGGTGATGACCGCCCGGGCGCGGACCACCACCGGCGGGCGCGGGTCGGCGGCCAGCAGCAGCACGATCCAGCCGAGCAGGCCGACACAGGCCGCCCACAGCACGAGCACCACGGCGATCACCGGGCACCCCCGACCCTGCGCGGCCGCCGCCGGCGGCCGCGGCGCGCACGCGGCCACGCGTCCCGCACGGCCTGTCCCGGGTGGGTGAAGCCGTAGACGATGTCGCGGGCCTCGCGGGCGATCGCGCGCCGCCACCGCCGGCCGACCGTGGCGTGGAACGCCGCCCACACCTCGTCCGGCGGCGGCTCGTCACGCTGACGGGTCACGACCAGCAGGGCAACGGTCAGGACCAGCACCGCCATCGCGAGCAGCAGGGTGATGGCGTCCTGCACGTCCAGGTCACGCACCGCCGATCACCGCCTCCGCCGGCGTGGTCGACCGGCTGGCCGCGATGTGGTGGTCGAGCAGCGTCATGGCCGTCTCCGGGTCGCGGCCCTCACCGTCGAACGTGTCACCGCAGACACACGCCACACCGGCCACCAGGGCCCGGCCGTGCCTGCTCGCGGGCGTGGGTGACTGCTGCCGTCCGGTGAGGGCCGGGTCAGGCAGCATCCGCCACAGCTCCAAGGTGGCCAGCACGACCTGCGGGTCGCTGCCCGGCACGCAGCGCAGCAGCAGCCGCTCGTTGCCGTTGCAGCCCTCCACCACCCACCCGGACGCGCCGCGGAACAGCTCGTCGACGCGCACCGTGCGCGGCTCCCGCTGCTCGGGCGGCAGCGTCGGCTCCATCCACTCCTCGCGGCCGTTGAGCGGGTCGCGGCGGTGCCGCCACCCGGCCCCGGCCATCCGCTGCCGCACCAGCGACAGCATCGACACCGACGGCGCCCGCGACGCCCCGACCACCGGCGCGGTCACCGCTCACCGCCCGACTGCTCGTCCTCGGCTGGTGCGGCCGGCGCGGTCTCGGGCGCCGCCGGCGCGGCGGGCAGGGCCAGCGGCGGCACGACCGAGGCTCGGCCGGACTTCCCGGCCGACGGCCCGTGCGGGGCCGACGCCTCCAGGTGCACGGCCGGGCACTGCTCCGTCCCGCCGTAGCGCCAGTCCGCCCGCGCCCCGTAGCGGTCCTCGCTGACCGGCAGGTCCAGCGCCGCAGCGAGCCGCCGGACCGCCGCGGTCGAGTCGAGACCGGCGTGGAGCCGCAACGTCCACGGCGGCAGCGGCACGAACTCGTCGCGCTCCGCCAGATCCGCCAGCTGCCGCAGCGCCTCGATCTGCTGCGCCCGCCGGGCCCGCGCCCGCGCCTTCGCCCTCGCCTGCTCCACCAGCTGCTCGTCGACCAGCTCCAACAGCTCGGTCGCGTCGTACTCCATGTAGTAAGGGCCGGCGAACACGACACCGACCAGGTCGGCTCCGTCCTCGGCTCGCTCGACGTGCCGCACCTCCCAGCCCGGCATCTCCGGCTCGCCGCTCGCCACGTACATGCCCGGCTCCAACCCGGCGGCCGGCAACCGCCGCGACTCCGGCCCGTCGGCCGCCGGCGTCTCCTCGATCGAGGCCGCGGCGGCGGGATGCTCGGCACCGGACGGGTTGGCGATATGCCGGTCCATCAGCTCGGTCGGCTGAGCCAGGTCGTCGAAGCCGTCGTAGGTCAGGTCACAGGCGCACTGCACGCCGCACTCACCCGGGCCGCCCTTCCATGCCCGGGTGATCTCGTGCTTGACGTCGCCGTTGGCCTCAGGCTCAAGAGCCGGATCCGCCGGACCGCCGGGCCACTCGTCGCTGCGCAGCCGCATCAGGCCGCGCGCCTTGACCCCGGCCTCCTCCGCCGACGCGAACTGCCCGGCGAACGACTCACCGAAGTGCGCCACGACACCGGCCCGCGCTGTCTCGTGCGTGCCGTAGGTTGCCACGTACCGGGCCGCGTAGCGGCTGTCGAGCGGGAACGTGAACCACCAGGTGCGGGGCTCATCAGCCAGGCCCTGATCGGTCTCGGTGTCCGCGGCCTGTAGATTGGTCGTCATCTCAACTCGTCCTTTCAAGGGGGACTCGGGTAGGGATTCAGGGGTCACCGCTCGCCGGCGGTGACCCCGTCTTCGTCGTCGCGGCAGGCAGCGGCTAGCACTGCGAGGGACTCCGCGATCGACACCACCGCCGACGTACGCGCGAGCTCCAAGAGGCTGTCCTGCCGCAGCCGCCACTGGCTCTCCTCCTGCGGGTGCACGAAGCCGGCAGCCTTCTTCGCGACCGCGTCTCGGGTGAGCCGGTAGTACCGGTCCAGGTAGCTCCGGGCGGACGTCAGCGGATCCGGGGTGTGGCCCGGCTCGTCTGCATCGGTAGCGCGGGCCGCGCTCTGCTGGCCGGTCATCACTGCTCCTGACGGGTCGGGGTGGCGGATCGGCGACGGCCGCAGCACGAGCAGCCGGAACACGCGTAGTGGTGACCTAGCGCGCACGGCCAACAGACGTCGCGGGGCATCAGGCGACGCCCTGCTCGCGGGCAGCCCGCCGGTGCCACTTCGCCACGAGGATCTCGGCGAGGACTTGGCTGAGCGCGTCAGCCGCCGCCCGCCCTCCGGGGCTCTCCGGATCTATCGGGGTGACGACCTTGCGGCCGGGACCGGTCGGTGGGCCAGCTGGACGCGGTGTCGGCAACGGCGGGGCGCCTGGCGGGTGCGTTTGCCCGGTCATGCCCGGGACTCGTTCATGTCGAGATGTGCTCTAAGACGTTCGGCCGCGGCGGTCGCCCGGCTACGGATGCCGCCGGCGCGGTGTTCCCCCTCCGCGCGCGCTTGTCGCTCGAGCTCATCTGCCCGCTGGCGCAGGCGATCGATGTGGGCGCTGATCGAAGACACCGTGACTACGCGGTTCTGCCCCACCTTCGAGCTGGCCAGTTCGTGGGCGTCGAGTAGGCCGTAGACCCACCGGCGTGTACAGCCGAGGACCTCGGCGGTGTCGTTCAGCGATAGCGTCGGCTCGTCCTCTACGAGCGTGTGCATGCTTGCCGGACTCTCTTCATGCATGAAGAGAACGTACACCCTCTACACGCGCGTAGACGACTCATACTTTCGGTTAGTTTCGGGAGGTCGCTCAGCTCCCCTACCTTGATGGTGTGAAGTCCTACTCTTACTCGTTCACACAGCGGCGCCGGCGGGGCTACCTGCCTCGTCGCCCGTGGAGAGTTCGTCGCGCAAGAAGATCAAACTCTGCACGCGGGCTCTACCGTTTGCGCGTGGTCCCGAACCTGGAAGCGCGCAAGGCGGCCTTTGCCCGATGGGTGCAGCGCCAGCTCGACCGCGCCAAGGAGCAGCGCGGTTGGTCCGTACCGAAGATCGCCGAGGTCGCAGGCATCGGAAATCCGACCATCTACCGCTGGCGGGATGGCAACTGGCGGAAGGGGCCGCAGGCCGAGCAAATTGTGGCGTTCTGCAACGCCCTCGGTTTGTCTCCGTCGATTCCATTCGGCATCCTCTGGCCCGGCCAGGATGAAATGATGCCTGCGGATGAGGAGCCGCCGCTCCATCCGGACCTGCGCATCATTCAACGCCGTTTAGCAGATCCCAACGTGGGGGAAGCCGAGAAGGCAACGATCCACGCCACGCTGCGATATCTCGCAGATCTCGCCGATCGGACTGGACCCGGTCGCGGCCGGCGCGCTGCTAGCTGATGCCTCGCCGCCGGGGCTTGTCAGCCGCACCCACGGGGACGCGCCGCTACGTCGCCTACCGCCGCGTGTCCGAGCTGATGGGCCGAGGGGGTGACGACTTCCACAGCCCCGACATCCAGCTCGCAGCCATCCACCGCATGGCCAAACCCGCTGGGCTAGAGGAGGTCGGCCCGCCCGTCGACGACATCGACCGCACCGGCCGCGACTTCTCCCGAGACGGAATCGACCAAGTCCGGCGGATGGCCGCCGCTGGACAGATAGACGTGCTTGCGGTCTACAAGGTCGACCGGTTCGGCCGCAACGTCCTCGAGAGCCTCCAGCTCCTCGCCGAGCTTGCCGCCCAAGGCGTCACCATCATGTCCGCCACCGAGCAGATCGACACCAGCACGCCGTCCGGCCGGTGGATGCTCACCAATCTGCTAGCCATCGCGGAAATGCAATCCGACGAAATCGGCCGCGGCTGGTCCAACACCATCGCGCGGCGCGCAGAAAAGGGCCATCATCACGGCCGCCCCCTTGGGTACCTCAGAGTTAATAAGCGGCTCATGCCCGCGCCTACTCTCGGCCCGGCGATTACTGAGTTGTTCCGCAGATACGCAGCAGGCGACCCCATTGGGGAGGTTACCGAATACCTTGCCGCCATTCGCGGAAAAACGATGCATACTGCCAACGTCAAGAAGCTGCTTCGCAACCGTGCATACCTCGGCCACGTGGTCACCGGCGACGACGTGCTCCCCGGCGAGCACGAGCCGCTGACCGACGAGGTGACTTGGAGACGGGTGCAGGCCCGGCTGGCCGCTGAAGCTGGCACGCCGCCCCGGCACCTGGCGCCCACCTGGTCGCTCGTCGGCCTTGTCGAATGCCCGCAGGGGCACAAGCTTCAACGTCAAGGCGACAGGCTCGTCTGCGGGCACGGTCGTGGCGACGTCAAGGGCGGAACTTGCCCCGGCGTAGGCCGGCCCGTCCTCGCCCGGGTAGAGGCAGAGGTGCTGCGGCAGGTGGCCGCGTGGGCGGCCGAGCTTCGCACAGATCACCACGCTCGGGCCCGCCGGCTCGCCCGGTTGGCTGTAGCCCGGGTAGACCGGGCCACCCTCGAGCGCCAGATGACTGACGCCCGCGCCGGCATGGTCAACCTGGTCAAGGAGCGGGCGCTGCGGCGCGTACCTGAGCCGGTGTACCGGCAGGCCCTCGCCGAACTGCGAGCATCGGAGCAGGCGGCGGCATCCCAGCTGGCCCGGCTCGGGCCGGCGATCAGGGAACCTGATCCGGAGGCGGCGGCCGGGGCGGCGGACTCCCTACTGGCTCTGTGGGGGGATGCGGAGGTGACGCACGCCGAGCGTGTGCGGGCGCTGCGGTCGATCGTCGGGCGGATCGTGGTGCGCTCCGCCGCGCGTTGGCGAGAGCCAGAACATGACCGGGTTGACGTGCAGTTTTATCTCTAGTGGTTTGCGGTGTCCCACCATCGTCACGTACGTATCGAACATCGCCCCTCCCAGGGATCGACTTGTCCCGGGAAGCGTCGGCCGACCGACCCGCCCGGACCACCCGCCCGGCCTTTGCCTGTGGATGACGGACCGCCCTGTGGACAACCACCTGATCAAGGTCCCGATCTGCTAGGCCGACCGGCCCTACGGGCCTGACCTGCGACGACGCATGATCGAAAGGAGCCGGCAGGCAGGCGTTCCGGAATCGCGCCGGTTGGGTAAGTACTTGATCAACCGAGAGAAAGGGAGCTCCCATGCTTCTCCGAGACGTCCGCGAGGCAGCGCGATGAGCGCCGTGGCGAACCCCGCGACCGTGGCCGAGTGCCTGCGGGTCGGCGCCGGGTTCTCCCAGGGCGACCGCAACTGGATCGCCGAGCAGTTCGCGACCCTGGACGCCCGGCTCGCCGGCTTCCACGCCGACGCCACCGAGCTTGAGGTGTCCGTCAAGGATCGCGAGGCCCGGGGCCAGAAGGTGACCCTGGAGTGCTGGGTCGCCGGGCGGCAGAAGATCGTCACCACCTCGACCGAGGAGGATCTGCACGCCGCGCTCAACGACGTCCGGGACGACCTGCGCCGCAAGCTCAACGACGCGAAGACCCGGCAGGAGCCGCGCCACAACAAGCACCTGCGCGCCGTCGACCAGCCCGATGGTGCCCCGTTGCAGGACGCCGAGCGCGAGGACGCCGAGACCGTCTGAGGCCCGTATGCCCCCGTCCGTCCGGTGCGGGCGGGCGGGGGCTACCGCCGGGTAGCCCGGCGGCGTACCGTCGCGGTCGTGGAACCGGACGTGCTGGGCGCCCCCTACGAGCGGCGGACGATCGACCTGGGCACCGACGACGAGGGGCCGGTGGTCGCGACCCTGGTGCGTCGGCGGGCCGACCGCCCGACCGGCCGCGCCGTGCTCTACGTGCACGGCTTCGTCGACTACTTCTTCCAGACCCACGTGGCCGACTTCTTCGCCGAGCGTGGCTGGGACTTCTACGCGCTCGACCTGCGCAAGTACGGCCGCAGCCTGCTGGCGCACCAGACCCCGAACTTCTGCCGCGACCTGAGCGACTACTTCCCCGAGCTGGACGCCGCCGCGGAGATCATCCGCACCGAGGAGGGCCACGACACCCTGCTCGCCATGGGCCATTCGACCGGCGGCCTGATCATCTCGCTCTGGGCGCACGACCGCCGCGACGCCGGCCTGGTCGACGGCATCGTGCTCAACAGTCCCTTCTTCGACATCAACGCGCCCTGGATGGTGCGCCGGCCCCTCGCGGCCGCCGTCTCCCGCCTGGGCCGCAGGGCGCCGCAGCGTGTGCTGCCGTTCGGGCTGGGCACGGTGTACGGCGAGAGCCTGCACGCCGACCACCGGGGCGAGTGGCGGTACGACCTGGCCTGGAAGCCGCTCGCCGGGTTCCCGGTCCGGGCCGGCTGGATCAACGCGATCCGCGCCGGTCAGCGCCGACTGCGGGCCGGGCTGGACATCCCGGTGCCGGTGCTGCTCGCCTGCTCCACGCGCAGCTTCCGGGGCACGAAGTGGCACGACAGCGCCACCGGCGCCGACGCCGTGCTCGACGTCGAGCACATGGTGCGCTGGGCGCCCCGCCTCGGTCGGCACGTCACGCTCGCCCGCTTCGACGGCGGGCTGCACGACCTCACGCTGTCCAGTCCCGGCGTACGCGAGAAGGTCTTCGCGGAGGTCGGACGGTGGGCGGAGGGATTCCTGCGCGCCGGGCCGACCGAGCCGGAGCCCACGACACCGCCGGCCCCGCGGCGGCCGGCCGACGCGGCCGCCGAGGGCTGAGGCCGGTCCGTCCCGCCGCCGGGTCGCCCGGCCCAGTCGGCCGTCCCGCCGCGGACGGCCGGTTCAGTCGGCGACGACCGCCGTGAGCGCGGCGCGGACCCGGTCGAAGGTGGCGATCGGATGGCCACCGGCCTGCGGCGGCAGCACCACGCCGAGGCAGCGCAACGCCGGTCCGCCGTCCGGCCCGGCCTCGACCGCGAACACCGGCGCGCCCACGTAGCCTGCGGGCAGCTCCGTGGTGACCCGCACCTCGCCGCCGTCCCGGGCGACCCGCTCGACGACCGCCTCCAACGGCCGCGCCCCGCCGTCGCCGACGCCCAGGGCCAGCACGAACGCCGAGGCGGGCGCCGCGCCGATCCGGGCGACCGAGTCGGCCGGCGCGGCCACCGCCTCGGTGACATGCTGGGTACGCCAGCGCCAGCCCTGGTCGTCGGCCCAGCCGTGCAGACCGCCGGTCGGCATCGCGGCGAGCCCCAGTTCCGGCAGGTGCAGCCAGTGGTCGGCGAAACCGGGCAGGTCGATCGGCTCGTCCGCGCCCTCGGCCGGGTCGGTGACGCTGGGCCGCAACCCGATCTCGCCGTACGCGCGGTCGGTGAGCGCGTCGGCGGTGAGCAGCCACTCGTGCGCGACCTCGCCGTCGTCGGTGGCGCCGACCAGCTCGCTGTAGAAGAAGGCGGTGCCGAGGACGCCGGGCGGTGTGCCCGGGCCGTCCGAGCCGGTGAGGGGCAGGATGGCCCGTCCGAGGAGCTGACACAGCTCGAAGACGATCTCGTTCTCGGTTTCCTGGTCGAGCAGCAT